TCCCACTTAAATTCTTGAAGGCTCGCTGAGCTTGATTGACTCCTTTTGCGTTGAACGTGGAAAGGATAGGAAAGATTACGGCCATTGAAAGAACCTATCCTTTTAGTTTGCGGTTGTAGTCGTTTTGCAGTTTCCTAATTGTACCGCGCACCACATCTTGAACGTATGGAACTTCGCGCAGTGCAGCTGGGTATACGTATCTGGAAGCCCGCCCCTCGCTATTGAGTTTGCGGATCATGGCGCGACCTGCGCGTGTGTTTCCTTTGCGCTTTCTGCCGGACATGTCAGCAATCTGAAAGGCTGCCGATCCGGGTGCCGACTTCCCTCTGGATCCTGCAACGATAGAAACAAGTTGATAGCCTTTGCGCTCTGCCTTCTGTGTGAAGTTTGTTCGCACTGTGACCTTGACTCCGGAAGGTTGCCACGCGGTTCTGCCGTTGTGAACCATGCCGCGTAGTGGTGACTCATTTGGGATGTTTCTTTTGACGGCAGTTGCTACTGGCTTTGCTCCATTGCGCAAATCTTTACGGGCTCGATTGACTAGATCGTTTTCTGTTCCCTTTAGCGTTTTGGCAACTTCGGCAATTCCAACGACTCGAATACTTAGCATTATGTCCCCTGACTATTTCGCCAGCGCAGATACATTCCTAACGTGAAAAGCATTCGTTCTGATTCCTGCATCAAAACTGAAGGAGCAATTCCAGTTTCTACTGCGAGGTAGGCCAAGTACCAATGCTGAGATGAATCACCCAGCCCGGCTATTTTGGGTCTTGTTCGCTCGCTTCGATTGTTTCGACTTCATCGCACCATTCTTCAAAGTCTTTCTTTGTCTTTCCGAAGCGGTGCAGCCAATGCCACGACAACCAGAGCAGGTCTGTAATGCGGAAGTCGGATTCTAGTGATGCCACTGACTTCGTGAACTTGTCCTCGAATGCTACGAGGTCACGAGCTGTTGCTGCTACTTCCTCAACCGTTCCGTTATTAAAAGTTACGCGCAGGTTTACTTTCATTGTTATGCAGTCGCTCTGGTTACGGTGCCACTTGTTGGCCATGTGATGCTGAACGTTGCGATGTCACCAACTGATGAAGCAAACGGTGAATAGGAATTCACGAGGCACACTGCGGTGTAGCTTGGGTTCGCAGTTGAGACGGCTGAACTTGTTGGCGTGATGACAACGGTTGCAAGCGTGTTGAATAATGGAAAGATGGTCGCATCGACAGCTGATGCTGCGAAGTCCTGCATGAACTGAAGCGTAATAGAACCAGTCTTTAGTCCACCAATGCGTTCGCGGAATGTTCCACCGAATGCAGTTGTTTCTAAGTCATCGGATTCTAATGCCAGCTCTACGCTGTTTAGTGATGTTGAGAGGTTCGTGCCTGCCACAACAATTTTGTAATCGGTAGCTGCGAATTTCGCCATGCTGTTTTGCTCCTAGTCTGCGTAGCAGAGAACTAAGAACTCTGCCGATAAATAGTTTACCTCACCCACAATTAGTTCCCCGTAGTTACGCATGTCCGTAACCCGTAGATCGAACGCTTTGCCGGCGAGTGTCTTATCTGATTCTATCGCTAGTTTAATACTGTTCGTTCCTGTGCTTGAGCAGTACGCATCTATGGTGCTTTGTCCTGTTCGCTCTGAAACGCGCCCCACGATTACTTGAACTGCGAACGTGTAGGTCTGCATTCCTCTGTGGAAGGTTTCATCGTAGTTCAGAGAAACTGGAAACACGATTGCAATTGGTGGGTTGATGTTGTCTGGCTGGTAGTCGGAAGTTCTTAGGCCACTGATCGTTGCTAGGTTGTTTTTGATTCCTGTACGGAGTTCTGTGATCGAAGCCATTAGACGAAGTTTCGCAATCGGCGGTAAGGCGCGACGAGCTGCTCCACGTCTGGATCTAGGTATCGGCTTACTCGCATGGCTCCCATGTCACCGAAGCCTGCGATTCCTAGCGGCGAATCCAAACGCTTAAAGATGCGGCTGGCCTGAATGATGCAGGCTTGTGTGATCGAAGTTGGAACGCTTGCCCATCCAAAGACGGCGGTTAGTTTGACCAGTGCCTGTTCTGATTCCACCGGGAACAAGTAATTCTCAACTGCGCGGATCCGTGTGTATGGAACCGCGAGCCCATCGACGTTGCCGTTGAGTGGTTCGAGCTGGTAGTCGCCAACTGCCCACGTCGTATCAAATACTCCATCCCCACCTGATGAGGTTTGCAAAGTTAGCGCGGTACTGGAAACGTCATCGATCTGCACGTGGAATGAATCCTCAGCTGCGTAGTATCGGGTCGCTGTCCCTGTCGAGTAGAAGTATCGGCCTGCGTGCCCATCGATGGCGCGTGATGCGGACTCCACTGCCATCTCTAGCAAGGTGTCATCTACGCTGTCTGAGATGCGAGCTGCGGCTTTGATCTGTGCAAGGGTGCAGTAGCCGTTTGTGATTGCCATTGGGAACTCCTAAAGTCTTTACTATTCTATTGCAGTCAAAAAGGAAGCCCCCGTTTTTTCGGGGGCTTCCTGTTCGCTGTTCTCAGCTCGTTGGCTAGTCCAGCTTGCCGATCAGCTCTGGCGAGAACTTGTTGGCGCAGCTGGTTCCGATTGCCCAGCAGCCCATGTAGCCGGCATCTTGAATGCCTTTACCAAACTCGACTAGCATGCCGCCTGCGTGGACTTCCACGTAGACCGGGTTCTGGCCTAATCCCTTACCGCAAAGAGCGCAGTATTCTTTGTTTGTCTTTGTGTGCAGATTTGGGTGGAATGGCATCTGCTCGCCTGCGTTGAATTTGTTAGTCGTTGTCATGGTTATGCTCCTGCCTGAGTTCTTACAACGTGCTTTAAGTTGAAGTTCACAACTTCGCTGCGAACGATCCAAACCTTTTTGGTTGTTTCGATTTGGTTTAGGCGAGCTGCTTCGCGTTGCGCCATTCTCTTGTCTGTGTAGCTTTTCATGTCTGGCTCCTTTGTCCTAGCAGGTTGCCCTGCGCTTGTTCCTCAATCATGGACTATTTGTAATACAAATGCAAGCCCATTTTAGTAACCCATATTTATGGCGTGTCTATTGGGTTTTTCGCTCCTGCAAGGCGCGGCGGATCCCTTCTCGCAGGCCGATCTGTGGCCTGAAGTATTGATGCGATAGGTGCGGATCCCCGACCCGGTACTGGACTCCTGTTGGCTTCGTAATGATGTGGTTGAACTCTGGCGCGATGCCTGCTTCCTCGCAGACCATTTTCGCCAGCTCGTTAAAGCTGGTCGGGAATCCTGAGCAAAGATTAAACGTGCCTTTGTATCCGGTTTGAACGTGCCAGAGGACGGCCTGCACGATGTCCTCGATGTGAATGAAATCTCGCACCTGTTCCCCGTTGCCCCAGATGTCGAAAACATCCACGCCGGCTAGGGCTCGGTCTATGAAGCTGGGGAATGGGTAATCGCTGTCTTGATCGGATCCGTATCCACTGAATGGTCGAAAGATGAACAGGTTTGTTCCATCTAAAAATTGCGCTAGGTATTCTCCTGTCAGCTTTGCCCATCCATAGGTGAGGTCTGGATTCCTTACTGCGTATAGGTTGAGGTCGTGTTCTGCCAGTCGTGTGAGCCGGTGTGAATTCTGCAGCTCGATTGGGTAGGCAGCTGAACTTGAGAAGTAAACCGTATTTATGGGTTTTGTTGTTTGCACCCAATTAAAAAACTCGGCATCGATGGATAGGTCTGTTGCAACGCTCAGCGGTTCGCCTTCAATGGTTGCCCTGCCACCAACGATTGCGGCTAGGTGAATGACCAAGTCGTACTGGTCTGTGTTCGTCTTAAAGAAGTCGCGGCAGTCGTTGCCGTCTTTTAGGTCGATGCCAGTTATGTCGCTGTCTGGAAGTGCCTTGATAAAGTTGCGACCTACAAATCCTTTGTGGCCTGTGATCAGGATTTTCATATCCATGCCTTTACGTTTTCCACATCGTTAGCAAATTCTGTGGCTAGGTATTCCGTAAAGATTGCCTGATCGCCGTTGTGCATTTCCGTGTTGTTCACAGCTGCGTATCTTTCGTCATGCTGCGCCTTGCCGTTCGTGTAATGCAGGTGTTCCAGAATCACCTCTGGCAGGTAGCTGGCGTTCCCTAGTGCCTGTCCCATTGCGAGCCAGTAGTTGTCTAGGAATAAATGCTTCAGGTTTGGCGGTGACATGAATCCTGTTGCCCTGATTATTTTGCTAGACATGACTACGGCTGTCGGTAGGTTCTCGCCTTGCAGCAGGTCGTTGCCGTAGGCGATGCCGGGTTCCTTGCCAATGGCTTCAGCTAGTTTCGTATCCCATCCACCTGTTCGTGGTAGGTGGTCATCACCCATGAAGCAGATGTAATCGTAATCTGGCGCAAACCATAAAGCCCAATGGTTGAGCGTGCCGTTCATTCCCATTCGTTCTGCGATGCATACCTTGACGTTGTCTAGTCCTGCGGTTTCGCTCATGAGTCCTTGATAGGTTTTGACGTCATCGGCATCGATTGCGAATATGACTTCAGTGAAGTCTGCGGTTGCGTTGATCGCTTCGAATAAACGGATCGCATTTTCGTTGCGGCCACGTGTAGGGATAATCGTTAGCATTCTCATTGTTGTACCAATCTCCAGAAGGTATCGCCGGCTTTGTCGATCATGTGTCTTAGGTGGTCTTTGTCTTGCCAATCTTCCACGCTTGTAATGCCTACGTTCTCGTTTGTGTGAATCCTGCAACCTGAGAGTACGGCTTCCATCACTGCGCGGCATTCTGATTCAAAGGCCAACGGTAAATGAACGAACCACTGCGACCTTGCCATTGCATCTAGGACTTCTTCGCGTGGCCTGTTAGTTAAAGTCTTTAACTCGTAGCCTGCCTGCGCTGCCCATAGCTCGGCTTTGAGTTTGCCTTTGAGTGGGTGTTCACGAGCTGCCCATAATGCCATCGGCTTCTTGTCCATGTGGTCGTAGCATTTTGAGGTGTCGAAGTAACTTAGAACCTGCGCGGTCTTGCGCGGCTTTGCCCACGATAATTCCCTGCGCATGTGAGCTGGGGTGTGTGTTACAAATAGTCGGCTGCCTGTAATCAGCGCGTTGAGTCCTGCTCTGGGTGTCTGTAAATGATGAACGAATACTAACGGCTCATGGTGGCCCAGCTGGGTCAGCTGCTCGTCTGTGAAGGCATCGGTTCCTGTGACCACGATTGAGTCGAATTGATCCGGCTCTTGTGCGTGGAATGTGGCAGGCGTGATGGTCTGGATCTCAAATCCCAATGGTGCTTGGATCCTGTATTCGTAGTCTGACATCTCTGCCCCACCTGCGAACCGCCCTGTGAATAGCCCGTCATGGCTCTCAGAGCCATTCTCAGCCACTTTTGTGGTGTTCTCTACGTGGTGGGTGTACCAGCCTATTCTCACGCTGTAGGCCGTTCTGTTCCTTTTGCTCCTAGCACCTTGAGTGCCGGCTTCCAGTATTGGTCAAATACCGAATCTGCGTTGTAGGTCTTTGCGAAGTCCTGCGCCTTTTGTGATCGCCCTCGCCCTCGCTGGTATGCCTGCTCTAGTGCATCCACGATTGCTGGAACGGATGGCATGTGGAACCAGCTAGATTGCGGTGCATCCCATAAAGGTTGCCCCTCGATCAGCCAGCCGTCACCTACCAGTTCTGTCGAAGCTGCGAAGTCTGAAACAATGACCGGGGTGCCACAGGCTTGCGCTTCGATTGTTGGAACTCCAAACCCTTCGCCGTAGCTGGTCGCTAGTAATACATCCATCGCGGTGTAAAGGGTGGCCAGTGTTGGCTGGTCTATTCCTGTTCTCAAAACGTACGGATCCACGAATGCGTATTGATGCTCCTTGATTCCAACTGAACTAATTAGTTCCTGCAGCTTGATTCCCCCTAGCGATCCGTTGGAGTCGGTGTGTAAATAGAGAACAACGTCATCGTGCATTTGGGCGAACATCGAGAAAGCCAGAATGTTCTCACCGAAGGCTTTTCGATTTGGGCTGACTCCTTTGTTGGCTGCGTTCATTCCAACTACGAATACATCTTCGCTGGCACCCATGTAATCTCTGCCGGTGGTTCCTTTGTGTCGCTTCATTGGTTTGAAGCTGGACTCGATGGCGTGCGGAATGTATAGGGATTCAATGCCAACGTTTTCTAGCATTGCTTGTCCGTATTGGCTCATGGCTATCGGTGTCACAAAGTCCTGCCTGCACCAAGCTGCAACTTGTGGCGGTGCTGGGATGTGGTCAATTGGCACCCAGCTCGCAACGTTCCAGTCCGACCAACGCTTGCCCTTTAGTACCCATGTGTCGTAAAGAGTAAAGAGAATGTGATTCTGTTTCGGGTGGTGTTCTGTCCAGTTGAACATGTGAGCTGGGATTAGATCGTTGGAATACATTTCGGCTCCGCGCTGATAGACAGGCATGCCGTTCCAGTCGGTGTTGCTGCCCTCTAAGCCATAGTTATTAAAGATGGCTACGTTGTTTCCCATTGCTTTCATGCGGCT